GAGATGGTTCAATCGGCGAAGGCATGAGTAGGGGATAGAAAGGTGTTCGGCGAACACTTTTCGCGCGGACAAAAACAGCGGTTTAGGCTACATTTTTTGCCAAGCTTGCGAGAGGCGCGTCTGGGACAGGATGCCTCAAAGCTTAAGAAATTCATCGAATTTGAGCGAAGTCACGGGTCCTTCCTGGCCGATATCCTATGCGGGCGGGCTCAGCGCGGCATTTTCCTAGTGACGCCCTGAAAAAAGCCATTTCGTTTCGTTTGGACAGCAGCCGTCATCGCGGTCTGACCGGCGGAAACGTTGGTGATGCGGACATCGCTCGCACGATCGATAAAACGAAATCAAATGCCGAACCATTTCGTTTCAAAGCGAAATGCCATCGGTCTTGGCTATCCATCTGAAGAGGTCATTTTGAGCGCACAGATCATCAATGTTGGTGACAAGGTCGAGATGGTCGCAGTAGGCGATCTGGCCTGCCATCCGGAAAACCCGCGTCGGGGGAACCTTGATGAAATCCGCTCCAGCATCCGTGTGAACGGATTTTATGGGGCGCTGGTCGTTCAACGTTCCACCGGTCATATCCTTGCGGGCAACCACCGCTTCATGGCCGCAGAGGCCGAAGGACTGGATAAGGTTCCGGTGATCTATGTGGATTCCGATGACGATGATGCAAAAGCCATTCTGGTTGGCGATAATCGCCTATCCGATCTGGCAGAGAATGATCCGGAATTATTGGCTGCCTTGTTGCAGGCGCTCCAGTCGCGCGACGAAGGGCTGACTGGTACAGGCTACTCAGATGACGACCTTGCTCAAATGCTGGCCCAAGCCGCCGGTGATATGGGCGCAGGACTCGAAGGGGAAGATGATATCCCCGACACCCCGGAACAGCCGGTAACCCGGCCCGGGGATCTCTGGACGCTTGGGAACCACCGACTGATTTGCGGTGATGCAACAATCGTCACCGACGTTGAACGCTTGCTCGGTTCGGTCAAACCGCTGCTCATGGTCACCGACCCGCCCTATGGGGTCGAGTATGATCCGGATTGGCGTAATAAGGCTGGGGCTGCAGCGACCAAACGCACCGGAAAGGTGCTCAATGATGATCGGGCCGATTGGTATGATGCTTGGGTCTTGTTCCCCGGTGATGTCGCCTATGTCTGGCACGGAGCCCTGCATGCGACGACGGTCGCCGACAGTCTGGAACGCGCTCACTTCAATGTTCGCTCCCAAATTATCTGGGCCAAGGAACGTTTGGTGCTTAGCCGTGGTGACTATCATTGGCAGCATGAGCCTTGCTGGTATGCGGTCAAAAAGACCGGCAAGGGACACTGGGCCGGTGACCGTAAGCAAACGACGCTCTGGCAGATCTCCAGCCGGGACCAGGATGCAGAAACCGTGCACGGGACGCAAAAGCCAGTGGAATGTATGCGCCGTCCCATTTTGAACAATTCGAGCCCGGGTCAGGCTGTCTATGAACCCTTCATGGGATCGGGGACGACCCTGATTGCTTCCGAAAGCACGGGGCGGGTCTGTTATGGCGTGGAATTGAATCCGGCCTATGTGGATGTCGCTATTGCGCGCTGGCAAAACATTACGGGTCAGAAAGCCATATTGGACGGTGATGGCCGTTCGTTTGAAGAAATCAAGAGTGGGAGGCTGGATACGTGAGACAGTCCAGACGTATGTCTTTTTTGGAATCACTAACCAACGTCGCCGTTGGCTACGGTGTGGCGGTTACTGCCCAGATCGCCGTATTCCCTTTGTTCGGTCTCCATGTGCCGCTTGCCGACAATCTTATGATCGGCGCGATTTTCACAGCCATCTCGGTTTTACGCAGTTATACCCTGCGCCGTATCTTAGAAGAAATCCGGGTTCGGAAGGTCTGGAGTTGAGTCACGCTTCGGTGTGAATACGATAGACCTGCTTGCCGCTGAAAGACTGCTCGTTGACTACATTGAGGCCGAGTTTCTTGCGCAGCACATTGCTGATGGCTCCGCGCACCGTGTGTGGCTGCCAACCGGTCGCTTCCGTCAGTTCTTCGATGGAAGCCCCTGAGCCGGTTTGAAGCATCTCAATGAGGATGGATTGTTTGGTGATCCGTTTGGGTTGAGCTGTTTTGACCTTTTGGGGAACGACAGGTTTTGGCGCTTCGATCATAGTCAATCCAGCGGCCTGAAGGATCTCATCCTGGGTCAGCTTGTGCTCCTTCATCAGCTCCATGACCCGATCAATGGCCTTGGATTTGTAATTGAAAGATTTGGCGGTGGTTGGCGTTGCAGTGATGGTTTCGATCGCACGGGCCAATTGGCTGACTTTGAGTTTCTTGATTTCCATCGGTTTAGCTCCGCTCAGTAGTTTTCTTTGAAGGCGTAAAACCGGATGATCTTGCCGCCCTGCAGGTTAACCCGGGCAATGGGGGCATCCAGATCAATCCGGCTGGTATCAATCATGTCGGCAGCTTGTTGTTCTGATTTGCCCGTGTGGTAGCCGATGAAGTGGGCGACCATTTCAAGCAGCTCATCCTGACTGGAGGCCCGGTTCCAAGGTCGGGGCAACTCGGTGCTTCCGTCGTTCATCATGATGGTGATGTTGGTCATGTTTTTCCCTTTCGATTCAAGCGTTTGGCTGAATTCAGTAACGCTCTTAATCGAAAGTGCATCAAGTCTAATAGACTGTAATTAATCACCTTTTGGCGGTCATGTCGGATAACACGCAGCCCATTTCCGTGATCTCGAGCCTGCTCGATATCTCCGAGCGTCGGGTCCAGCAATTGTCGAAGGCAGGCGTCATTCCGAAGGCTGCAAGGGGCCGATACGAGCTTATTGGGTCCGTGCGCGGCTATATCCGCCATCTGCGTGATCTCAATCTTAAAGGAGAGGTGGGAAACGCCGATTATGGAACGGAACGTGCCCGGTTGGTGAAGGCCAAGGCTGACCTTGCGGAGATGGAGGCCTCCCAGATGCGAGGAGATTTACTCTCCGCTCCTGACGTGAAAGTGGCCTGGACGGAAATCGTGGCTCTGATGCGGGCACGGCTGCTGGTGCTGCCTGACAAAATCGCACCGGTGGTTCATGAAACGACAAGCCTCAACCAAGCAAGGGACGTCATCAAAAAGACAGTCCACGAAGTCCTCAAGGAAATCGCCGAAACGGACGTTGAAATCATCCCTCACGTTGATGGGGACAACAGCGCTGCAGAAGGTGGCGAAAAAGGCGCTGGAAACGGCAGCGCCACCTCCGGATCTGACCGTAAGTCAGTGGGCGGACAAAAATAGACGACTGAGCTCTGAAGCGAGCTCCGAACCTGGGCAATGGGTGACGGAACGAGCCGAGTATCAACGTGGCATCATGAATGCCATTTCCGATGCATCGGTGGAAACCGTGGTTGTGAAGACCTCGGCCCAGGTCGGCAAGACGGAATGCATTCTGAATACAGTCGGCTATCACGTCGATCAGGACCCATCTCCGATCATGGTGGTGATGCCAACGGAACGCGATGCGGAGACCTGGTCGAAGGATCGCTTTGCGCCCATGGCTCGGGACACCCCTTGTTTGCGGGGCAAGCTATCGGACCCTAAATCTCGGGATGGATCGAACAAGATCCTGCACAAGAAATTTGCTGGTGGTCATCTGACCATCGTCGGTGCCAACGCGCCATCTGGTCTGGCCATGCGCCCAATCCGTATTCTGCTCTGCGATGAAGTCGATCGCTATCCGGCAAGTGCTGGGGCGGAAGGAGATCCGGTAAACCTGGCGCGCAAGCGGACAGTAACTTTCTGGAACCGCAAGATTGTTCTGGTCTCAACGCCAACCATCAAAGGTGTGAGCCGGATTGATGCGGCCTGGGAAGAAAGTGACAAGCGCCGGTTCTGGGTGCCTTGCCCGGATTGTGGAACCCATCAGATTTTGCGATGGGAACAGGTCCGTTGGGAAAAGGACCCAGGTGGCGCTCATCTGCCTGAAACGGCCCACTACGTTTGTAAGGATTGTGGTGCGGCTTGGTCTGATGCCAAGCGGTGGTCTGTGATCCGCCATGGTGAATGGCGAGCGGAAAACCCCTTTGTTGGGATCGCTGGCTTCCATCTAAACGAAATCTATTCGCCGTGGGTCCGATTGGAAAACATGGTTCGCGCTTTCCTGTCTGCCAAAGACCAAGGGGCGGAGGGCATGAAAACCTTCGTGAACACCTCCCTTGGTGAGACCTGGGTCGAAACCGGCGAAGCCCCAGATTGGGAGCGTTTATACGATCAGCGCCAGCACTGGTCTCCAGGGACGGTGCCGAAGGGCGGTCTGTTTTTGACGGCGGGAGCCGATATTCAAAAAGACCGCATCGAAGCCGATGTCTGGGCTTGGGGGCGGGGCCTGGAAAGCTGGCTGGTTGATCACATTGTAATTGAGGGCGGTCCGCATGACCCAGACCCATGGCTAAAGCTGGAAGGTCTATTGGATCAATCCTGGCCCCATGAAAGTGGTGCCCATCTTCGTATCGCCAAGTTGGCGGTCGATACCGGTTATGAAGCTTCGGCTGTTTATGCCTGGGCGCGGCGGGTCGGTTTTGGTCAGGTTGCGCCCATCAAAGGTGTTGAAGGGTTCAATCGATCAAGCCCGGTGTCAGGCCCCACGTTTGTGGATGCGACCGATGGCGGCAAGAAACTCAAACGCGGTGCCCGTCTTTGGACGGTTTCTGTCTCGACCTTCAAGTCTGAGACCTACCGTTTTCTAAGAGCGGCCCGCCCAACGGATGAGGAGAGAGTCGAGGGTGCCGAGTATTTACCGGGCACCGTTCATCTGCCGACATGGGTGGAGACGGAATGGCTGAAACAGCTGGTCGCCGAGCAGCTTGTCACCGTCAAGAACAAACGCGGGTTTACCCGCCTTAATTGGCAAAAACTGCGTGAGCGCAACGAAGCTTTGGATTGCCGGGTCTATGCCCGGGCTGCAGCCTGGATTGCGGGAGCTGATCGATGGTCTGATAAAAAGTGGTCAGACCTGGAAGATCAGCTTGGCGTTCCGGCTGGAGATACCGAAGCAGCGGGTATGATCAACCGCCCGTCCAACCCGCCGACGGAAAAGCGCCGTTCGGATTGGTTGGGGCGGCGCGAAAACTGGTTTTAAGGAAAAACTCTGATGACGTCTTGGTCAGGCACAGAACTGGCGGCGCTGAAACGCGCCTATGCCAGCGGGACGTTGCGCGTCAGTTATGACGGTAAATCCGTCGAATATGGATCGGCGGAGGATCTGCTCAGCCGGATCAGAACCATTGAGCGGGAGCTTGCCGGAGAAAACAAAGCTCTGCCGATAGCTGGGTTTGCGGGCTTTCGTCGGGGTAATTCCTGATGACGGTAAGCTGGTTAGATAGAGCTGTTGCCGTAATTTCGCCCGTTGCTGCCACAAAGAGAGCTCTGGCCCGTCAGGCATTTGATGGGCTTGCTCGCGGTTACGATGGCGCATCCAAGGGGCGCAGGACCGATGGCTGGCGAACGGCGGGCACATCTGCCGATACGGAAGTCGGTATGGCCAGTACCCTGTTGCGCGATCGCATGCGTGATCTTGTCCGAAACAATCCGCATGCGGCCAAGGCTGTATCCGTTCTGGTCAACAACATCATCGGCGCGGGCATCATGCCTCGAGCCGTTTCGGGAAATGAGGAACTCGATAAGGCGGTCAACAAACTCTGGGGCCAATGGTCTCGCCAGTGTGACGCCGATGGCCAATTGGATTTCTATGGTCTTCAGACCCTGATTTGTCGGGAAATGGTCGAAGCCGGAGAGGTGCTGGTTCGTCGCCGAATGCGAAAGACCTCTGATGGCCTGAACGTTCCGATGCAGCTCCAGATCCTTGAAGCGGATTTCTTGGATGCGACAAGGAACGGCGAGACTGCCGGGAAAGACCGCCTCGTCCAGGGTGTGCAATTCGATGGCATTGGCCGGAGAAAGGCCTACTGGATCCATGAGAGCCATCCCGGTGATGCCTTTGGTGCAATCCAAGGAGGCTTTATAAGCAAGGCGATTTCTGCCGCCGATATCGTTCATGTTTATGAGAAACAGCGTGTTCAGGTGCGTGGCGTTCCTTGGGGAGCGCCGGTCATCCGGTCTTTGCGGGATCTTGATGACTATGAGGTGGCTGAGATTGTCCGCAAGAAAACGGAAGCCTGTGTCACGGCGATTGTTTTTGGCGACGACGAAACCCAGCAGGGCGTTGCACCGGCGGTGACCGATGCAGATGGCAAACGCGTCGAACAGTTTGAACCTGGTTTGATCGCTTATGCCCGTGGCGGCAAGGACATCAAGTTTAACCAGCCTGCCGCAACAGGTGGATATGCTGAGTATAAACGAGCCAGCCTTCACACCGTATCGGCGGGGTTTCGGGTGCCGTATGAATTGCTCACCGGTGATTTGAGCCAGGTGAACTATTCGTCCATCCGTGCGGGCCTCGTTGAATTCAGACGCATGATTGATGCTGTTCAATGGCAGTTGTTCATTCCCATGCTCTGCCAGCCGGTCTGGAACTGGTTTGTCGAAGCGGCATGGGTGGCGGGCCATATTCCTGAACCGGTGGTGCCGGTTGAGTGGTCGCCGCCGAAATTTGAAGCCGTGGATCCCATGAAAGATGCCATGGCGGACCTTCTTTCCATTCGCTCCGGCACCATGACTTTGGCGGAAGCCATCGCACGGCAAGGCCGCAACCCTGATGCCGTTCTGACAGAGATCGCCAATATGAATGCCAAGCTGGATGCAGCCGGTATCGTTTTGGATTCCGATCCAAGGCGGGTTACCAAAACCGGTAGCGCGCAAACGACGGACGCTTTTGCCGCCACCGACACTACAGACTGAAATCGAGGATCAAATGGATAAAACCATTGAACTCCCGGCCATGCGCCGGGCGGCGGAGCTTGCGCCGAATTCAGCGGATAAGGAGGCCAGAACCATTGACGTGGTCTGGTCAACGGGAGCTCGGGTTCGACGCCAACCCTTTCTGGGCGACCCTTACGATGAGGACCTAAGCTTGGATCCGGATCACGTTCGCCTTGAACGGCTAAACGGTGGCGCGCCGTTTTTGAAGGTGCATGAAACCGGTGAGCTTAACGCTGTCATCGGTTCCGTTGTTCCTGATAGCGCCCGCCTGGAGAACGGTCAGGGCATTGCGACGATCCGCTTCTCTGAGCGTGACGAGGTCGAGCCGATCTGGCGCGACATCGTCGACGGTCACATCCGGGCCGTTTCCATTGGCTATCAGGTTCACCGCTACGAGGTGAGCAAGTCGGAAGCAGGCAGGGAACTTTGGCGGGCTATCGATTGGACCCCCTTTGAAATTTCTGCCGTGCCTGTTGGGGCAGACCCTGCCGCAGGTTTTCGATCCAACCACACCACCCAAACACATGAGTGCGTCGTGCAACGTGGCGACGCTGAAGATTGCAGCAAAAGGAATTTCACTATGCATGACGACGATACTTCCATCACTGAGGAAAACGAGATGACCGAAGACGCGTCGAGCGTTGAAGATGCCCCAAAGACTCAGGAGGTCCAAGGAAAACGGACCCTTGATCAAGGAAACAAGACGCCTGAGGTTCAGAAGCCCGATGCTGATGCATTGGTGACCGAGGCCCGTGAGATTGAGCGTGAACGGGTTTCGACCATTTTTGATCTGGCGAGCAAACTTGATCTGGAACGCGGTGTCGCCGACGACTTGGTAAAACGCGGTGTTTCCCTTGATGAGGCGCGCAAGATCATTTTGGATCAGGTTGCTACCAAATCAGAAGAAACCCGCACCTTCTCGCAGGTTTCCGTTCCCCTTGGTGGACAGGATGAGCGCGTGACCCGTCGCCAGGCCGTGAGCAACGCACTGCTTCATCGCTATAGCCCGACCCTGTTCCCGCTGGAAGATGCAGCCCGTGAATATCGTGGCATGACCCTGATGGAACTGGCGCGCGAGAGCCTTGCTAATGTGGGCGAAAATACTCGAGGGATGTCTCGAGACGAGGTCGCGACCCGTGCTCTTCATTCCACGTCGGATTTTCCGGAAATATTGGCCGCCGTCACCAACAAGACGCTTCGCCAGGCCTACGATGTCTATCCACGAACCTTCACGCTTTTCTGCCGTCAGGTGCTGGCTACAGATTTCAAGGCCATGCACCGGGTGCAGTTGGGCGAAGCGCCGCAGCTTTTGAAGGTCAACGAAAGTGGCGAATTCAAGCGGGGCACGCTTGGCGAGTCCAAGGAAAGCTACCGTATCGAAACCTATGGCCGGGTGGTCGCGATCACCCGTCAGGTTCTGATCAACGACGATCTGGATGCC